CGAGTCCAACCCGCTTGTGTGGACGTAGGCACGACAAGACAGGCACTGGTGTACTGCGACACAATCACGACAGCCCTGGGCTTGGGTTGTTTCAAGTCCCAGCCGTAGCAGGTGTCTACGAACGCTGTGCTGTACGGGAAAGAAGCAGGGTCGTCAGTGAACTTCAAGCGTCGTGACTTCACTTCGACACAGCCACCGATCACGTCAAGGCTTATGTCTTGTTCGTTCTGGAAGCGTTGCCGATCCTGAACGCTTGTGGCGAACTCTAACGGTTGGGTGTGGCACACAACGTCGTGTGAGCGCATACGGTCACACACCAGTTCAGCCCACTTGTGACCTTCTGTCGCTTCCCTTCTGAACAGGTCGTCGTCGTATGCCATGCTGTCGAATCGTAGGGCAATCATCGTGTGGAATGTGGAGAGACAGACGCGAGTAAGGTTGGCTTCCCACTTGATCGTGAAGGGGTAGTGCTGTGGAAGAAATGCTGGTGGAACTCGCTGGTGAGCGTGACGAATGGAAGCAACTCGCCCACGAACTTGCTGAAGCCTTGAACGAGAAGATCAGTATGACTGGCTACGCACACCCAACACATAGAATGGTTCTATGGAAGTATCAGCGGGCATGGCAGAAGAACCGACAGCGAACACGGACGATCTCACGCACCGCATGATCACAGCCTTAGGGCTGGACCCAACGAACATTATTGGCTTCACGCTTGAAGTCAGGGTAGGGACTCTGCCGAACCTGACTGTGATTCACCAAGCCTGGTCAGACACGACTGAAGCGTTCGCTAGAACTCTGTCGAACTACGCCTTGTTGCCTGTGCTACCTGGTGAACGACTAATCCCAGTACCACACCCACATTTGGGCTAAGCAACAACGACAACACTAAGCCCGCGACTACAGTTCCTACGCATGGCTAAGACACACCACACCTGGACGATCACCCGCACCGCCGAACGCAGTAGCGCATGGCTCGTCACCCACAAGACCAGCAACGACACCAACACCGAAGCCTGGGCCTTCACCACCCTCTCAGCCGCACGTCGCCTCGTCGCCAACCATCGCGGCGGTCGCAGAATCCGTTTCAACAAACTGGACGACCGCAACTACGACTACAACTACAGCGAATAGTCACAACGGTTCACCAAACCTTGACGGGTCCAACGGGTGAACAACACCTTCACGACGAGCCTTCTTCACAGCAAACCGCTGACGCTCAGTCAAGCCACCCCACACGCCCCAATGCTGATTGTTCTCTAACGCATACTCAGCACACTCACGCCTAACCCCACACGAAGCACACATCAACAACGCCTGCGACGGACGCGAACCCGCCTTCGGGAAGAACAAATCAACCCCCACCCGCGCACACACCCCCACATCAGCCCAATCACCAGGCGGCGGCGTATTGAACAACACCAAATCATCATCACGCATGAGACAACAAAGCCTAACCCATAACCCAACACAACACCGACAAGCACTGATACAGTCCCACCCATAGAACCCACCACAGGAAACCCACAGCAGGAAACCAACCCCATGCTGAAACTAGACGCAGAACTCCAACAGAAACGAGAACGCGCCATACGCCTACGCACAATGGGCGCAACCTACGAACAAATAGCGAAAGAACTGGGCTACGCCAACAAGGGCGGTGCGTACAAGGCAGTCAAGGCAGGACTACACGAAGCCATTGTGGAATCAGCAATGGAAATGCGTGTGGTTCAGAACGACAAGTTGGACCTGTTGTTGTCTCGTTGTCTGACTGCGTTCATGGGTGGTGACTTGGATCAGGTGAAGAACATTCTGGCTATTGAGAAGCGTCGTGCTGATTTGTGGGGTTTGGACGCTTCTAAGCAGGTGGCTGTGACTGGGGCTGATGGTGGGCCTATTCAGACTGATGTGGGTCAGGTGTTGTTGGAACGGTTGCGTCAGTTGGGTGATGGTGGTGGCGACGCTATTGAAGTTTCGTCCGGCGAAGTTCTGCCTTATCAGGCCGATGATTCTGTAGGTGGCTGATCGTGGCTGGGGAACTCAGTGTGGCTGAACGGTTGGCACTGTTGTCTCCTGAACAACTAGATGTTGTGTTGGCTGGCCTGTCTGATGAGCAGAAGTCCCAGATGTTGTGGGACTGGACTGTGTGGGCCAGACCTAAGCAGTTGCCACCTGACGGGTCGTGGCGTGTGTGGCTGATCCTGGCTGGTCGTGGCTTCGGCAAGACGAGGACAGGCGCAGAGTTCATCAGGCGTGAAGTGAACGCAGGCAGAGCGAACCACATCGCTCTGGTAGGTGCGACCGCCGCTGATGTGCGGGACACGATGATTGAAGGCGAGTCAGGGTTACTGCGTGTCTTCCCACCTGATCAGCGACCACACTACGAACCATCGAAGCGTCGGGTCACGTTCCACAATGGTGCGTCTGCGTCAGCGTATTCAGCCGACGAACCTGATCGTCTGCGTGGACCTAACCACGATCTAGCGTGGGCAGACGAGTTAGCCGCATGGCGATACTCAGACGCATGGGACCAACTGATGTTGGGTTTGCGTATTGGTGAACACCCACGTTGCGTCGTCACAACCACACCTAGACCCGTGGACGTGATCAGGCGACTAATGACCACCAAGGACGGGACAGTTCACGTCACTCGCGGTTCCACCTACGAGAACCAGAAGAACCTAGCGTCAGCATTCATTGACGAAATGCGCCGACGCTACGAAGGCACAACCCTAGGTAGGCAGGAACTACACGCCGAAATCTTGGACGACCTGGAAGGCGCACTGTGGCAACGCACCATGTTCGATCAGCACCGCCTACACCAGCACCCACAGTTGCGTCGTGTCGTCGTCGCAGTAGACCCAGCAACGACCAGCAGAACGAACAGCAACGAAACAGGCATAGTCGTGGCAGGCGTAGGCTCAGACGGGAAAGGTTATGTGCTGGACGATCGCACCCTGAGGGGCACACCAGACGAATGGGGACGGGCCGCAATCACCGCCTTCCACACCTACCAGGCTGACCGTATCGTTGCTGAAGCAAACCAAGGTGGCGACATGGTGCGTCACACACTTATGACGGTGGACAGGAACGCACCTGTCAAGTTGGTTCACGCCAGTCGGGGCAAACGCACCAGAGCAGAGCCAGTCGCCGCCCTGTACGAACAGGGCAAGGTTCACCATGTTGGCTACCTGTCAGCCTTGGAAGACCAGATGTGTAACTGGGTTCCTGACCTGTCAGACAGCCCAGACCGCCTGGACGCACTGGTGTGGGCATTGACAGAACTAATGATTGACGGGGCAAGACAAGCACCACCTGTTATCCCAATCAGCATGGAACAGCAATCACCTTGGAAGGTTCGCTGACGTGGGATTGGGTACTGTTGGTTGGGTGAAACCCTGTACCAAGTGTGGAATCACCAAGCCGTTAGACGACTTCTACCGCGACAGCAAAGACACGACCAGATACCGAACGCAATGTAAGCAGTGCTACAGCGATTACGCGAAGGAACGACGCGAACAGAACCCAAACCACAGGCGCGAGTACAACAGACAGTACGCAGTTCAATGGCGAGAACGACACGCCGACGACCTTGCTTCATACCAGAAGAAATGGCGAGAACAGAACGCTGACACGCGCGCCCAATACCGACAGAAGAACAAGCAACGGTCGAAGGAGTATTCACGCCACCATTACATAACCAACCGTGAACGTCGCCTAGAACAACTGAAGCGATACAACCGCGAAAACCCTGAAGTACACAAACAGGTCATACGACGTAGAAGGGCTAGGAAGAATGGGGCTGTTCAGCAACGCTGGGTGGTAGACAGTTCCCTGGGCGTACCTGGATTGTGTTGGTGGTGCGGGACTCACCTAGACCCTGAGCGCACCCACATTGACCACGTTATGCCAATCTCATTGGGTGGTCCTGCGAAACCCAGCAATGAAGTCCTAGCCTGCCAACTGTGTAACCAGCGCAAGAACCGTAAGCACCCGCTGGTGTGGGTCGCTGAACTCGTCACCCAAGAAGGGGAACCTGAATGATTGTCGAAGACCTGAAGGCACTCGCAACCGACATTGGACGGTTGTCGAACCTGCCAGACAACCCACGCAAAGGCAACGTGGACGCTGTAGCGAACAGCCTCGCCACGTTTGGGCAACGTAAGCCTGTGATCGCACGCAAGGTGGACGGGGTGGTGATCGCAGGGAATCACACGCTTCAAGCCGCTAGGCAGTTGGGGTGGACTGAGATTGCTGTCGTGTGGGTCGAAGACGACGAGATCACTGCGAAGGCTTACGCACTGGCAGACAACAGGACTGCTGACCTGGGAACCTACGACGATCAACTGTTGGCTGAC